ACTAAGGCTGATGGTGGTCCTTCCTGGCATGGAATTATCATGGATACGAACCCCTGTGATGATGACCATTACTGGTATCGTCTGGCAGAAAAAGAAACGCCCAAGGGAAAATTTAAATGGGAGTTTTTTAATCAAGCTGGAGGTGTCCTGGAAGTTAAACCAGAGAATGTTCCCGATGATATGCCCGAAGCCCAGGGATTTATTTCCCAGGCTGGGAGATGGTGGAAGGTTAATGAGAAGGCTGAGAATATAAACAATCTACCCGAAGGCTATTATGTGCAGTTATTGGGTGGAAAGAACCTGGATTGGATCAGATGCTACGCTGAAGGCAAATACACCTATGTCCAGGAAGGCAGACCCGTTTGGTCCGAGTATGATGACACCACGATGTCGGCTGACCTGGAGCCTGTTAAGGGTATTCCTATTAATATCGGCTTAGACTTTGGATTAACCCCAGCTGGTGTTTTTGCTCAGAAGTTGCCGAATGGTCGTTGGCATATACTGCATGAGGTTGTGACGTTTGATATCGGTCTTGAACGCTTCTGCTCTGTACTTAAAAGCGAATTAGAGATGAGGTTTCCTGGCTTTGAAATTAATATGTGGGGTGATCCAGCTGGTATGCAGAGAGATCAGATATTTGAGACAACTGCTTTTGACCATCTTAAAACGCACGGGCTGTTAGCCAGGCCGACTGCGACCAATGATTTTAGGACCAGGCGTGAAGCTGTCGCTATGCCTATGGGAAGATTAATAGACGGTAAACCTGGCTTCATGGTTAATCGTAAATGCCAAAGATTAAGAAAAAGCCTGGCTGGTGGTTATCATTTTAAGCGTGTTGCGATTGGTGCTGGACAAGAACGATTTAAAGACAGCCCTAATAAAAATGAACACTCCCACGTTGGGGATGCTGTCGGTTACTGCCTGTTAGGTGGTGGTGAACATAAACGAATGACTGTAAGACCCCGTTCTGAATATGGTAACTCAACTGCGAAGGTATTGGATTTTGATGTTTTCTCTTGATGAATTAAACAAAGTTATGCGTATGGATACGCCCAGGCATCGGATTATTCCGTTTCATATATCGCACCTGGACCGAATAGAACTCAATGACCATGACTACAAAGTATTAACCCAGTTTGAGGATTATCGTAACTACATGATGGCTTTTGCTGACTACGGTGTTGCTTATACGGCTATCGGTGATGATATGTTTTATGCTTTTTTTGGCGTTTTCCCATTATGGGAAGGTGTAGCCGAAGCCTGGCTGATGCCGAGCCGACATATTAAAAGAAAAACGATATCCATGCATAGAGCTTCATTAAGATTTTTTGAGCATTATGCACAGAAAAACAACCTTGTACGGCTTCAGTTTACCGTTCATTCGCATAATTCACGGGCTGTAACATGGGCTGAAAGGTGTTACTTTAATCGGGAAGGAATTTTAAAACAATACGGTCCAGATGGATTGGATCATTATATGTATGCGAGGTATTTTTAATGGGTTCATTATTCTCCAGACCAAAACCACCACCACCACCTCCTAAAGCAGTAACGGATACTTTGACGGCTAAAGAAGCACAAGTCCAGGCTGATGAATTACAGGAGACTAGAATTGCTCAAAGCAGAAGAAAGTCGAGGGCAAAAGGTGGAATGTCACAGATGATGGCTGGTGGAATGGCTAGACCCGATTACCTGGAACCTCCAAAAACTAAACTAGGTGTCTCTGGTCGTAATCCAAGGAATATTGCTTAATGGCTGAAGAAGAAAAGGAAGAAGAGAAAGTTGAACCCCAGGAGCCTTATGTGGAAAGACCACAAAAGGTATGGCGTAGAAATCCTAAGTTCACACAAGCTGTACACGAAGAAAAGGAAGAATGAGAAAAGTTCATAAAAATCCTACTGGTGGTTTATCGGAAGCTGGTCGTAAGCATTTCAATCGCACTACGGGCAGTAACTTGAAAAAACCAGTTTCTTCGGGAAATAATCCTAGACGGGCCAGTTTCCTGGCCAGAATGTCTGGTGTAAAAGGTCCAGATTATAAAGACGGTAAACCGACTAGAAAGTTATTAGCACTCCGTAAATGGGGGGCTAGTTCGTCAGCAGATGCCAAGAAAAAGGCAAACGCTATTTCTCAACGTAATAAAACAAGGAGTACTTAATTATGCCAATGGGTCCTGGGACATACGGAAGTAAAAAAGGTAGACCGAAAAAAAATTTAACAAGTAAGCAAAAAACTTTGCCTTCATCTTTACAGAAAAAAATTATGGCTTCTAAGAAGAGGAAAAAGTAATGGCTAAACGACCTGGTTTATATGCCAACATTCACGCAAAAAGAAAGCGTATAAAAGCTGGTAGTAAAGAGAAAATGAGGAAGCCTGGTAGTAAAGGTTCTCCAACTGCAAAAGCATTTAAAGATAGTGCTAAGACAGCAAAGAAAAGATAATGGCTGAACTTACCCTAACCGAAATAAAAAAACGCTTTAAACAAGCAGAAGCCCATAAGGATCATTGGAGAGCTATCTACGAAGAAGCCTATGAGTTTGCCTTGCCTATGCGAAATCTTTATGACGGGTATTATGAGGGTGATACACCTGGTCAAAATAAAATGAAACGGGTATTTGATAGTACGGCTGTACATTCTACGGCTCGATTTGCGAACCGTCTGCAATCATCATTGTTTCCACCACAAAGGGAATGGTGTCGATTATTACCTGGTGAAGAAATACCCGAAGATAGAAAAATAGAAGCACAACAAGCCCTAGATTTTTATTCAACTAAAATGTTTTCCATAATGCGACAATCTGGATTTGACCTGGCTATGGGCGAGTTTCTTCTTGATTTAGCTGTGGGTACATCGGTTATGCTGATCCAGCCTGGAGATGCCGAAACACCGATACGTTATGAAGCGATACCAAGCTACCATGTTTGCTTTGAAGAAGGACCAAATGGTAAAGTTGATACGGTTTATAGACGATTAAAAAAACCTTTTAATGTATTGGACCGTGAGTTTCCAGATGCGAAAATACCAGATGAACTGGCTAAAAAATATGAAGAGGACCCGACAGAAAAGGTAGAATTGTTAGAAGCGACCTATACTAATGATGGGTTTATTTATTATTGCATTTCCACAATGGAAGAAGATTTTAAATTAGTAACGAGAACTTTAAAAAGTTTTCCGTTTATTGTTTCCAGGTACATGAAAGCCAGTAATGAACGATACGGTAGAGGTCCTGTATTGTATGCATTACCCGATATTAAGACATTGAACAAAGTAACTGAACTAACACTTAAAAATGCTTCATTGTCTATTGGGGGAGTTTTTACGGCTGTAGATGATGGTGTCCTTAACCCCGAGACTGTCTCCATTGTACCTGGAGCCGTTGTAAGTGTTTCATCAAATGGTGGTCCAAGAGGTCCTAGTTTGCAACCGTTGCAAAGAAGTGGTGATCCTCAACTGTCACAAATAGTGTCGTCTGACTTACGGGCTAATATTAAAAAGACTTTATTGGATGAAAGCCTACCACCCGATAACATGAGTGCCAGGTCAGCTACAGAAATTGTAGAACGAATGAAAGAATTATCTCAAAATTTAGGATCAGCTTTTGGTCGATTAATTAGTGAAACTATGAACCCGATTGTCCGAAGATCATTAGAGTTAATGAACGAAATGGGGATGATAGATTTACCGTTAAAGATAAACGGTCTGGAAGTACAGATTTTACCGACATCACCGTTGGCAATGGCTGGAAATATGGACCGTGTAAATGATGTCATGTCGTTTATGCAGATATCTCAGTCATTAGGTCCAGTTGGTCAGACATTAGTCAAACAAGATGCTGTTGGAGACTACCTGGCTGATCTATTGTCGATACCAGCAAATTTAAGAACAACACCACAGGAACGGGTGCAAATGCAACAACAGATGATGGCTACGGCCCAGGCTATGGCAGAGCAACAGGGAATGGATACATCACAGATAGAGGAAGCAGTTAATGAGCCAAGCAGATAAAATATCATCTATTAATGAGCCAGGCTGGGATGGCGTAAATGCCAATGACCAGCAAATGAAAATACAAAATCAAAAACTACAATCAGAAATAGACAAGTTCTTTTTTGAAACATTTAAGACTGAACCAGGTCAAAAGTTAATGCATTATTTACGAAACCGATATTTAGAACAGCCGTGCTTTGTACCTAATGCTGATCCTTCTTATGGCTATTTGAGAGAAGGACAAAACAGCATTATTCGGGAAATAGAATTAAGAGTGAGGAGAGCAAATGAGCCAAGA